TTGTGGTGAAGCTGTTGCACACATGGAAAAACGACTTGCAGCTTGACGACAAAGAAATTGCCAACGAATTGGCTGACTATGCCCGCAAATACAATGTTGAAAATGTTCTTTATTCGCGGCGCACGTCAGGGGCTGTTGCTGCGCGACTTGCACCCGCTGGCATTCCAATTCATGACATGGATTCGGATTACCCGCAAAGCTGTGACGAATTGCTGGGTGCGATAAATTCTGGACGACTTCGGCACAGGGGGCAGTCAGCTTTGACCGAACAAATTCTTTCAGCTGTGCAATTGCGTCGCGGTGACGGCGGTTGGGTTATCGGAAGGCGTGCCAGCCAATCGGCGGTGTGTGCAGCTGTGGCAACTGCATTGGTCACACACTTTGCGACCCGTCCCGAAAATGATCTTGACATCATGGTTGGCTGACGACACGCCCACAACCACATTGTTGACATTTGGGGTTTTAAGCAATAAAGCCTGAAAAAATCTGCGCATGGGATTTTTTGATTCATTTGTGCCGACGCGGGTCGCTGCTGCCGATCCAACAGCGCCCGACGTCGAAGCTTCACTTGCGCCTTACTTTACTGAAAACAACAACTTTTATTTTTACGGAATCCAAACAGCAAACCGCGCTGAAGCAATGTCAGTGCCAACAATTGCACGCGCATTGGGTGTCATTCAAACAATTTCATCATTGCCAATGCACACACGCAACGAAGCCACTGGCGAAAAAGTTCAACAGCCGCGTGTGATCAACCAACCTGACCCACGAATTCAGGGTTCAGTGTTTTGGGGTTGGATTATTTCAGATTTATTTTTCCACCCTGCCGCGTATGCGTATGTTATGGATCGCTACGCAGACACGGGGAGAATTCGCGCAATGGAACGCGTCGCACCGGAACGCGTGTCAATTACAACAAACGCCAACGGCACTGAAATTGAAGCGTATGAAATAGACGGCACACCAGTTGACGCAAACAATTTGGTGGTGTTCGCAAATACTCAGGAAGGTTTGCTTGCGCGCGCTGGTCGCACAATTCGCGCAGCTGCGGCGCTAGAAAAAGCCGCAATGAATTTTGCAGTTGAACCAATTCCACAAATGGTTTTGAAATCAAACGGAACTTCATTACCACCTGACAGAATTGCAAAACTTTTGTCATCATGGCGAACAGCACGTTCAAACAAATCAACAGCGTTTTTGAATGCTGACGTTACACTTGAAACTTTGGGCTACGATCCGAAAAGCATTCAACTAAATGAGGCGCGCAATTATGTTTCACTTGAACTTTCACGCGCCTGTGGCATTCCTGCTTATTTCACCGACAGCCAACAATCAAGTTTTACTTACTCAAACGCGTTGGACAAACGCCGCGACCTAGTTGACTTTGCATTCAGAAATTACATGTCAATAATTGAACAACGAATGAGTTTTCAGGATTTCACCCCTGCGGGCAATCGCGTGTCATTCGATCTTGACGACTTCTTGCGTGGCAATCCTTATGAGCGCGCGCAAGTGTACGAAATACTCAACAGAATCGGCGCAATGAGCGTTGAAGAAATCCGCGAAGAGGAAGACCTACTGCTATGAAAAAAGTGATTACACCAATGCACATCACGGCAGCTGATTCAGCCAGCCGAACAATCACAGGGCGCATTGTCACATTTGAAGAAACAGGAAACGCGTCAATTGGCAAAGTTCAGTTTGCACGCAATTCAATTGAACCAACACCTGTTTTGTTAAACCTTGAACATGATCGCACACGCAGAATTGGCAAAACATTAAGCACTGAATTGTCAGCAGACGGTTCAGGAATTGACGCAACTTTCAAAATTGCAAACACAACCGCAGGCACTGACGCATTGGTGGAAGCTGCCGAAGGTTTGCGCGACGGTTTTAGCGTCGAAGTTTATTTTGACGAATACGACACACTCAAAGACGGAACTGTTCGAATCGTCAAAGGCGAATTGACTGGCGTCGCTTTAACGAGCGAACCAGCCATTCGTTCAGCCCGCGTCGAAGAAGTCGCCGCAACAGAAAATGAAGAACAAGTTTCTGATTCCACAATTGGAACAGAAGAAACACCAACGACAACAGAAAAGGAAAACGAAGTGGAAGACACCGTCAAAGACGCTTCAACCGCCGAAACGGTAGAAGCCGCTCAATCAGTAACAGTTGCCGCAAATTCAATTGGTGGTTTTACATCAAAGCCACGTTTGGAATTCACAGCTGCGAAGTACCTTGAAAACACAATTCGCGCTTCAATGGGCGACGAAAATGCACGTCAATACGTTTCAGCAGCAAGTGACACTTCAGACAACGCAGGTTTAGTGCCTACACGTCAGCTCACAGAAGTGATCAACGGACTTGCAAACGGAACACGAAGCAACATAGATGCGATCAGTCGCGGGGTGCTTCCTGACGCTGGCATGAGTTTTGAAATTCCAAAAATTACACAACTGCCAACAGTTGCAATCACATCTGAAGCAGGAACACCAGCTGAACAAGATCAAAACGCAGCTTTTGTGACTGTTGACGTGAAGAAGTATGCAGGACAGCAGACATTCAGCGTTGAATTGCTTGACCGCACTTCACCACTGTTTTTCAACGAATTATTGTCAAATATGTCAGCCCAAATGGCTAAAGCACAGGACACAGCTGTGAACGCAGCTTTGATCGCTGGCGCAACAGCTGACGGAACAACAGTTTCAACTTACCCAACAGCAGCTGAATTGCTGGGAATCGTCGCACGCGGCGCAGCTTCAGTGTATGCAGGCACACAGGGATTTGCCCGCAACATCATCATGAACACAAGCCAGTGGTCAAACGTAATGACACTAAATGACTCAGGTCGTCCAATTTACAACGCGCAACTGCCTTCAAACGCAGGCGGCGTTGTTCGCCCTGATTCAATTCGTGGCAACGTTGCAGGGCTTGATTTATTTGTCACAGCTAACACAGCAGCGGGAACTGACACAGACGGTTCAATCCTGATTGTGAACCCAAGTGCTTACACATGGTACGAATCACCAACTTACCGCCTACGCGCAGACGTTATTGCGTCAGGTCAGATTTCAGTCATGGTGTACGGCTATGGCGCAATTGCAACCAAGATTGGTGCAGGCGCGTTCAAGAATAACAAGGCGTAACAGCCCAACTCAATCATGCGCTGTGGTCGCTCCCGAACGCAGCGCAGCAGTCGAAAGGAAAACTCATGCCCAACATTGTCACAGCTTCGCAGTTGCGATCAGTGCTGGGCGTGAGTTCTTCTTTATACAACGACGCTTATCTTGAAGGCATAATTGACACCAGCGAAGCGGTAATTTTGCCCATGTTGGTCGCCAACACTGCGGCAGTCAGTCATTATGAATTGAAGTCAAACGTTGCGTTTTATTACACCCAGCGCGAACACAATTTTGTGAAGGGTCAGTCAGTTATTGTGGCGGGGTTGCCTTCCCCATTCAGTGCGACTGTCACCGTTGTTGACGTTGCGCCTTATTACTTTACGGCTGCAAACGTGAACGCCGACGTGACACAACGCGCCAGCATTCCTTCAGGATCAGCCACACTTTCAGGCTATTCAGCAGCTGACATTTACGCAAACAACCAAGCCATTGAATCAGCCGTGTTGGCAGTTAGCGTTGAAGTCTTCCAATCACGCGTTGCCGCTGGCGGTCAAATTGAAGGCGTTGATTTTGCTAGCACGCCTTACAGAATGGGGCGCAGCTTAACAAACAGGGTTTCGACATTGCTTCAGCCATTTTTGGATAGCGAAGGCATTCTTCAATGACCGCTTCGACTATTTCAGGCACACGGTCAACGCTGGCTTCAGCTTTTAATTCACTAGCTGCAAACGTATTTTCAAGCGTCCCTGAATCACCTATTCCACCCGCAATTGTCATTGTGCCTTCAACCCCTTATATGGAAATTGCGTTGATCAACGACGCAACAACCAAAGTGAAGCTGAATTTTGCGGTCACAGTAATGGTTCAATACAACAACAACGCGGCTGCGCTTGACAATCTTGAACAGCTGCTTATTGGCGTTCTTGCGGCAATGCCCGCAGGTTACATTGTTGGCAACGTCGAAAAACCGACAGTTCTTGAAATTGGTGCTTCACCAGTTTTGGCAGCTGACGTCAACGTGTCAACTTACTACACCCAAACCAACTAAGGAGAAAATAACGTGCCAACAACGATCATCACGGGTCGCGATTTAGTGTTGACGATCGCGACCGTTAACTATGACGCACAAGCGACCAGCGCCGTCCTAGCAAATTCACCAACAATTGAAACTTACCAAACGCTTGACGGTAAGGCTTACAAGCACATTGACGACCAATGGACATTTGACGTGTCAATGCTTTCAGACTGGGGCGCAAGTGGTTCACTGTGCGAAGCACTTTGGACAGCGTGCGAATCAGCACCAAACACAACTTTGGCAGTGTCATTGACGGCAGTCACTGGCGCAGTCTTCGCGTTTAACGTAATGCCAGTATTCCCAGCAGTGGGCGGCACAGCACCTGACGCGCAAACTGTGGATTTGTCATTCACAGTTGTTGGAACACCAACGGAAACATTCAGCTAAACCAACAGAATCGGGAGAAAACAGAATGAAGCTACCAATAACAATTGAATACAATTCAGGGGAATCGGTGACATTTGTTGCCGCAATCCCTGAATGGGTCAAGTGGGAGAAGCACTTCGGGTCAACCATTAGCCAAGCACAGGAAAAAATCGGCGTTTCGGATTTGGTTTTTTTGGCGTATCACGCCATGAAGCGTGAAGCTGCTGGGAAACCAGTTAAACCAATCGAAGTGTGGACAGAAACCATTGCTGAAGTAACGGTTGGTGAGGCAGACCCAAAAGCTACGGCGTCGGAAGCTTAAACAGAATCCTTTGGGAAATCGTCATTGCGACGGGAATCCAAAAATCTGAATTGGAAACAGCGGAAGACATTCTGACAGTTCTTGAAATAGTCGAAAGGCGGGCACATGGCAAGTGAAGCGATCAGCTACGACAAAGCTGAACTTCGTGCCATTGCCCGTTCTTTCAAAGCAATGGACGAAGAAGCAACCAAACAGGCGAAAACAATCAGCAGCGAATTGGCTGATTTTGTTCGTTCAAAAGTCATTGACTCAGCTTCACTAAGCATGACAAACAGATCAGCAAAGGTTCGAATTGCTTCAGGTGCAAAGGTTTCAAAGGCGTCAAAAACTGGTCAAATCAACTATGGTTTTGCCAATCAAAAATTTTCAGGCGGCGGGACAACTCAGCAGCTTTGGGCAGGCAATGAATTTGGTTCAAATAAATTTAAGCAATTTCCTGTTTGGTCAGGTCAATACGGTCGCGGTTCACGCGGTTGGTTTATTTACCCAACCCTTCGAAGCATTCAGCCTGAAATCATCAAGCGTTGGGAAAACGCTTTTGTGGAAGTCGTAAAGGAATTTGAATAATGGCTGGAAGTAGAACGCTGAAGCTCACCATTTTGGGTGACGTTGACAATCTAAACAAAAGCCTAAAAGTCGCAACCAACGACGTCGAAACCTTCGGCGACAAAATGGGCAAGGTTGGCAAAGTCGTTGGCGCAGCCTTTGCAGCCGCAGCTGCTGCCGCTGGCGCTTACGCAATCAAAATCGGCATTGAAGGGGTCAAATCAGCCATTGCCGACGAAAAGGCACAGACACAGTTGGCTTTGGCTTTACAGAACGCCACAGGGGCAACCACAGCCCAAATTGCAGCCACTGAACAAAGCATTCTTCAAATGTCATTGGCAACAGGCGTTGCGGACGACAATTTACGCCCAGCCCTTCAGCGGTTGGCTTTGGCGACTGGATCATCAAGCAAAGCCCAAGATTTACTGAACACAGCCCTTGACGTTTCAACAGCCACAGGCAAACCGCTTGAAACCGTTGCAAATGCTTTGGGCAAAGCTTATGAAGGCAACACGACTGCTTTGGGCAAACTAGGTTTGGGGCTATCAGCTGCCGAATTGAAAACAATGTCATTTACGGACGTGCAAAACCGCCTGACTGATTTGTTTGGGGGCGCAGCTGCTGCCAATGCTGAAACCTATGCTGGACGGTTGGCACGCGTTCAAGTTGCACTTGACGAAGCAAAAGAAACTTTGGGAACGGCGCTTTTGCCTGTTGTGGCTTACTTCATTGACCTAATTAACAAATACGCATTGCCAGCAATCACAGCCTTTGCTGACGCATTCAGCGGCAAACAAGGCGGATTGACAACCTACATCACAACAGTTGGGACTTTGATCAAGAATGTTTTCAGCCCAATTTTGGAAGGGTTGTTCAAAGCTTTTGGATACATCAAAACAGCTGTTGAAGAAAACCTTGCGGCGTTCATGGAATTTGGCGGTTACATTGCCAAGTATCTTGCGCCAATCATTGGCGAAACTTTGGGCGGTGCTTTTAAGATCGTGGGCAAAGTTGCAGCTGGCGTCATTGACATTGTTGGCAGCGTCGTTGGTGCAATCAACACCGTCATAAACACAGCCATTGACGGAATCAACTTTTTGATTCGTTCCTATAACGCAATTCCATTTTTGGGCAATGTCAGTGAATTGGGCAAACTTTCAACTTCAGTTTCAGGTGGCGCACCAAGCGCAATTTCAGGCGGCGGTGGCGGTGGTTCGGTTTCTGGATTTTCAGGCGGTGGCGGCTTAACTGGCGGGGGATTCAGTGGTGGCGGTGGACTATCAGGTGGCGCAGGCGGCGGTGGCGGTGGATCAGCTGCACCAGCAAAAAGCTTGACTGATTTGGTTGGCAAACTCACTTCAGTATCTGACAACTTGACTGAACTTCAATTCATGGTTGACACAGGCGCAATCAGCAAATCAGCAGGCACAAAGCAATTGAACGCTTTGGTCAAACAGTTTGACGTTCTTAGCAAACAAGCCGACGCCCTAACTTCAACAAGTACCACAGGCAGCGGTTTGGCAGGCTTAAAATCTGACAGCGCAGCAAGTATTGTGAACATAACTGTAAACGGCGCAATTGACAAAGAAGGAACAGTTCGCAGCGTTTCAGATTTGTTCAACAATTCTTATTATCGTGGAACAGGCGGCGCGCTGAACTTCGCTGGATTACAAGCATGACGCAATGGTCGCCCGTTTGGAAAGTTGAAATTGACGGGACTGAATACACGTCAGCTGTTTTGGCGAATTTGGTTATTCGCAGCGGTCGTTCAAACATTTATGAGCAGGCACAGGCAGGTTATGTCAACATTCAGCTGATTGACGTCAATCAAACAACTTTGCCTGTCAACATCAACAGCACGCTTTCAGTTTCAGTCAAGAATTCGTCAAACACATTTGTGCCAATCTTTGGCGGCAATGTTGTTGAAGTGGGGCTTGAAGTTCGCGACGTGGGTTCAACCATGTTTACGCAGACTTATTCGATCATTGCATTGGGTGCGCTCGCACGCCTGCCAAAAACCCTGACCAACGGCGTGCTGGCAAAAGATTTGGACGGCGTTCAAATTGCCACAATCCTTGAAGCTGTGCTTTTTGGAACATGGGCTTCAGTTGCAGGTGCTGAAACATGGGCTGATTACAACCCAACCACAACATGGGCAAACGCTGAAAACAATGGGCTGGGCGAAATTGACAATGGCAATTATGAGCTGGCAGCACGTTCTTCATCACGCACTGACGTTTATTCACTTATTGCAGCTTTGGCGACTTCAGGGGCTGGGTACATTGGCGAAGACGGTTTTGGACGGATTTTCTATGCAGACAGCACGCACCGGTCAACTTATTTGGCAACCAACGGTTATGTTGATCTAACAGCCAACCACGCCCGTGCTGCGGGCATTCGAATTGAAACCCGTGCTGGCGACGTGCGCAACAGCTTAACAATCAAATACAACGCCACCAGTTCAGCGGAAGTTTCAGTCAGCGACGCAGATTCAATTGCTGAATTCGGTCAGTTGTCCCAAATCATCACAACCACATTGCACAATTCAGCTGACGCGACCAGTCAGGCAAACTTTTATTTGTCGCTTCGCAAAACCCCGCAGCCAATCTTTTCTGACATTACTTTTGACTTGACCAACCCTGAATTGGACAACACTGATCGCAACAGCTTAATTGGCATTTTTATGGGCATGCCTGTGGCTTTGACTGATCTTCCACTGAACATGAACAGCGGCACTTTTCAAGGATTTGTTGAAGGCTGGGAATTTCGCGCCAGTTACAATCAGCTTGCAATCACTTTGAACATGTCGCCGTTGGCGTACAGTTTGCAGGCAATGCAATGGAACGACGTCCCAGCAACAGAAACATGGTCAAGCGTGTCGCCAACACTTGACTGGGAAAATGCGACAATTGTCGCCTGATAAGGAGAACAAGCAATGAGTAACCCAACCAGCAATTATTCGTTCCAAATGCCCGTTTCGACGGATTTGGTTACGGATTTGCCAGCAGACTTTGAAGTGTTTGGTCAAGCTGTTGACACACAATTGAAGGCTTTGAATCCTTCAACAACTTTAGGTGACATCGAATACCGTTCAGCGACTGCAAATACAAACACGCGTTTGGGCATTGGCACAACTGGACAGGTTCTAACTGTTTCAGGTGGTGTTCCTGCATGGTCAACAATTTCGGCAGGTGGAATGACTTTACTAAGCACAACTTCGCTTTCAGGTTCAAGCGTCACAGTTTCAAGCATAAGTCAAAGCTATACAGATTTGGTTGTTATTGTTAACTCAATTAGCAACGCAAGCGAAGCAGTTTACTACGCCAAAATAAACAACACTGGAAATTTTGCTGGTACTGGTGCAGATACAGGCGCTGTTCGTACTTATGACGGTGACATAAGATTGCATGGTTCAGGTTATGCCCTATCTAGTGGCACTTATCCAAATTCTGCATGCATAACAATTAAAAATTACAGTTCAACTTCTCTTTACAAACCTGTTCTTAATTTTTTTGGTGCAAATTATTCTGGTTATGGTCCAAGCGGTGGCGTTCAAGGCGGACACTGGCGCGACACTAGTGCGGTAACGTCAATGGTCATTTCGTTAAACACAGGAACTTTCACAGCAGGTTCAGTTCAAATCTACGGAGTTAAATAATGCCTAAAACAACAACACGTCCAATGGTAAGAATTCACGATTTGTCAACCGACGAAGTGATTGACCGCGAAATGAATGACTTGGAATTTGCTGAATGGGAAAACCAGCAGTTGCAAATTGCGGCTGCAAACGCAGCAGCTGCACAAAAGTCAGCAGACAAAGCCGCACTTCTCACACAATTAGGCATTACCGAAGAACAAGCAAAGCTTTTGCTGTCATGAATTACCCAACTGGCACAGCCGCAGCTGTTGTTGAATTGGCACTTGCGGAAGTCGGCACTGTTGAAGAAGGCGACAACCTGACCAAATACGGTGCTTTTACAAAAGCCAATGGTTTGGCATGGTGTGGTTCATTCTGCAACTGGGTATTTCATCACGCAGGCGTCAAGCTTCACAATGTTGTTTCAACAGCTGTTGGCGCACATAAATTCAAAGAAGTATCGCGCTGGCATGAAACTGATCCACAAATTGGTGATTTGGCATTTATGGATTTTCCACACGACGGCGTGGACAGAATTTCACACATTGGCATTGTTGTGGGTGTCAATGGCAAACAGGTAACAACGATCGAAGGCAACACCAGCGGGACAGGCGACCAGCGCAACGGCGGCATGGTAATGGTGAAGGTTCGGTCATTCGGGGGCGGCAAAGAAGTGGTTGGATTTGGGCGACCAAAATTCACCCCCTACAAAGGCGACTTTCCAAAAGTCGTTGTTCCCGAATCGGCAGCAAAGCCGAAGAAAGAAGCAAAAAAATGGACAAAGCAAAAGCCCTAGCAGCTAGCTGGGCACGTTCTTTCATGGCAGCAGCAATTGCTGTTTACATGGCAGGACAGACCAACCCAAAAGACATTGCAATGGCAGGTGTTGCAGCTGTTCTTCCCGTCATTTTGCGTTGGTTAAATCCAAATGACAAAAGTTTTGGCTTATCGGGGAAGTGAGCCGAAAACCACGCGCGGGGGCATTGTTGTTGATCATGGCAGCAATGCTTTCGTCGTGCGGTTATCAGGGTTGGGTGCGCTATGAATGCCAAGAATTTGAAAACTGGGAAGCGGAAGAATGCCAAAAACCGCAATGCGTCCCAACTGGAACATGCGCTGAAGACATCATTGGCGACGATTTCAAACCGACACATGCGACGCCGAAGCCCTGAAGAAGTTCACGCACAACTGATCTTGATTATTGGGTCAACACTGGCGGCGGTTTTCCTTATTGTCACTTTAGGCATAACCTACGCGCTCATTTTTGTAACCCAGCCAATTGGTGGACAAGCGCCAAACGACGCAGCTTTCATTGACTTACTTAAAACGCTGGCGATTTTCTTGACGGGATCATTGGGCGGGGTACTGGCAGGCAATGGGCTGAAATCAAAGCCAAAGCCACAGGACACGCCGAAAACCACGCAGGAAACTTGATTTTGTCAGCATTGTGCTTCACCCTGAAGCCAAGAAACCTAACAACGGGTTTCTGGAATCGGGAGAAGTAACATGTTGGATTGGACAAACGCCGAACTTATCGGCACAGGCTTATTGGTAATCGTCACAGCTGCCTTATCAGGTGCAGTTGGTTACGCCACAGGACACAAAGACGGGTCACGCGAAGGCTACACACGTGGGCGCGCCGTCAGCCGTCACTTAGCAGGCAAGGCGGTCAAGTAATGGGATTCCTAGACAATTACGAAGCTGCACGCGAAAGAACTGACCGCTGGCTTCGCACATTCCCCAATGGCAGAATTGAAACTTCAATTGTGGATTTCAGCGCAGAAAAAGGTTACGTGCTAGTTGAAGCGCGCGGATACCGTTCAGCTGACGATTTACAACCAGCAGGCATTGACTACGCTTACGGGTATCAAGGCGCATTTCAGCAAAACATGAAGCGTTGGTTTGTCGAAGATACTGTGACAAGCGCAATTTTGCGTGTCATGCAGCTGATTATGGGCGGGGCTGAACGAACAACCCGCGAAGTCATGGCGTCATTGGAAACACTGCCTGCAAAGGTTGCAAACGCCGAACCTGAAAAAGATTACTGGACAACACCATTTGAAGAACAGCCTGCATTTAATGGGGCGTTTGAATCACAGGCTGCTGGAATCCCAACATTGGGCACAGCTGTTGACGAAATCAGTTCAAAGCTAGGTGGAGAAGTAATGCCCGAAGCCCCAAAATGCCAACACGGTCACAGAATTTGGCGTGAAGGCGTCAGCGCGAAAACAGGCAAAGCGTGGGCAAACTTTAGTTGTGTTGAAAAGCGCAAAGCTGAACAGTGTCAGCCCCTGTGGTACGTCATGACCAGCAGTGGTCAGTGGAAGCCACAGGTGTGACAATGGCTGACCTTCTTGAACTAATCAACCCGCAAGCCATGACTTGCACCCTGTTGTTAAATGGCGAAGTTGTCCAAACCTACAAAGTTGAACGCTGCGATAACTGCGCAATGATCACAAAACTTGATGACTTTGGCTATCAAAAGGGGCAGGCTGGCGAAAAGATTCTTTGGTTCTGCGGTGGCTGTCGGTGAAAATCACACTGACGCCACAACAGCAGCAGGCGTGCGCATGGGCTGCATTGGTTAAAATGTCGAAGGACGACGAAAGTCTGACAAACGGGCGAAGATACAACAATTCAATCAACTATTTTGAACGCATTGCTGAGTTCACGGAATCAACAGCAAGTGAATGGGCAGT